CATTTCTCGCCATTCTACTACTCGGAAGATGAATCATGGCTGATGAATAATTTCAGCAATACAGAGCCTTATTACAAGCTCGCGCGTCAAGTATACGAAAGCGATGGTCGGGAGATTATCAACATAACTGATGGGGGAGCGTTAGAGATATTTGAGCGTGAAGATTGGAGAACTTGGTGAGAACTGAAATGAACCCGAACCGGAACGAAGCATCCAAAGGATGGAAGAAATATGTGGCAAGTGCGGTTGTGCACCTGCCTAATTTCGAGGGCTACCACAAAGACCGGTTCGATGTTGTCAAGACTTCATTGATCACAATGAGAGAGAACGCCGGCTTGGATTGTGACATCCTCATTTGGGATAACGGCTCGTGTCAGGAGTTCAGAGATTGGTTGTTGGATGAGTACAAGCCCGATGGCGTGGTGCTGTCAAAGAATTCCGGATTGACCAGCGCACGGGCTGGACTGGTGCGGATGATGCCGCCTGGAACAATACTGGCGGTTGCCGATGATGATATGTACTACTACAACGACTGGTACAAGGCGCAAGTCAAAGTTATGAACCACTTTCCGAATGTCGGTCAAGTGAGCGGTTACCCGATCAGAACGCAAATGCGCTGGGGGAACAAACGAACGCTTGAGTGGGCAAAGAAGTTCGCAAGGGTTGATGTCGGCAGGTTTATTCCGGAACAATGGGAAAAGGATTTCTGCACCAGCATCGGGCGCGACTACGCGTGGCACAAGGCTTACACGCAAGAGGACAAGGATTACCAGATCAGTTATCAAGGTGTGACTGCTTACGCGTTTGCTCATCACTGCCAGTTTATTTGCAAGGTGGACAATCTCGCTGGGCTGATGAAATTCAACAACGAAGCGATGAGCGATGACAAGAACTTCGATTGGGCGGTAGACAACACCGGGTTGCTAAGACTTACCACAACAAACCGCTATACCAGGCATATTGGCAATGTGTTGGATGAGGAGTTGAAGCCAAAAGAAAAGAGAGTGAGGCGCAAATGAAACTGAAATATGTCGGCAATGGCTCGTTTCTTGTGGGAATTCCTGCGAGAGACTTGAGCGCAAGTGAAGTCAAGAAATTCGGCATTGTCAAACTGATTGATAGCGGTTTGTATGCAGAAATCAAACAAAAACCAAAGGCAGATCAGCCTGAGGTCGAGATCATTGAGGAGGCCTAAATGGCAGGTATTAGAGCATTAAGAAAAATCCAGATTGGCAAAGAAACTACATCTGGAACAAAAGTCGCGGCAGACATTGTTTGGCGCGGTACTGGTTCAATTCACGACAATATGGACTTGGTATTTCCAGCAGAAGACATTGGTATGTTGGTTCCAGCAGGGCGTTCATACATTGCCCGTTATGAGGCCGGCTTGACATTGGATTCGACGGAAGCCACATTCGAGCAACTTCCCCACCTGTTTGAGATGGGCATTGAGCACGTAGCACCGACCACCGATGCAAATGACGTATTTACCTACTTGTACAAAATGCCATTTGCGACAACCGACTTGGTCTCGTCAACCGACCTTGCGACCTACACCGTTGAGGGTGGCGATAATATGGCTGAAGAAGAATTCGGCTTCGGCTTCGCTCGCTCTATTTCGTTGAGCGGTTCAGCAGGACAAGCGCTGATGATGAGTGCTGAAGTCGTTGGCCGCCAGGTTGAGGTTGACACCTTCACGCCCGGCATAGCAATTGCAGACGTGGAAGAAATTCTATTCAGCATGGGCAAATTGTATATCAGCGATGTAAAAGCGTTCCCGGCCACCGACCTGATTTCCAACCAACTGCTCGGAATGAGCCTGAGTATCAACACCGGCTGGCTACCAGTTTACACAGCGGACGGTGCCTTGTATTTCAGTTTCATCAAGCAGACCACGCCGGAAGTTACGCTCCAGATCACATTTGAGCACGACACGACTGCTATTGCTGAGAAGGTGAACTGGCGCGCACAAAAACCGCGCATTATCCGCTTGGTCTTCACCGGTTCTGGCAACAAGCAACTTGCTATTGACATCGCCGGCAAATGGGAAAGTTTTGACGTGTTGGGCGAACAGGACGGCAACGACATTGTTTCCGGCACATTCAGAGGCACTTATAACTCCACCGTTGGTGGGATGTTCCAGACCGCTATCACCAATACGCTGTCTGCATTGCCTTAGTAGAAAGGGCGTTGATGAATAAACAAGTTGTATTTGAGTTGCCTGATGAGCATACTCCGGGCTACTTACGCCGGATGAAGAATCTGGCAGAGTTCCAGAAGGCGCAAAAGGAAGCGGTTGACGAGATTGAACGCTTTGAGAAACTTTGCGGATTTTTGAGCGGTTATGTCAAAGAACCCACCGATCCTGAAGAGGCGAAAGATGCCTTGATGGATGCCACAAAAGAGCAGATTGACGAATTGTTTGCGCTTATCGGTGGGAGAAAAGCACAAGTCCCCCCATCGAACGGGGAGAGCTTAGAAACTACTACACAATCGGCGTAGGCTCTCCCCCGTTCTGGGCGATGATATTGGAAGCGGCAGGTTACGATCCATTACGCGCGCAAGAGATGGAAGAGCGCTTGAGCGAGGAATGGTGGGAAAGGTGGCTTATGGATCGTAACGAACGGGTCAATGCGGCGAACCAACGGAGTAAAAGATAATGGCAAGTTTAGTTGAAATCCTTATCAAAGCAAAAGATCAGGTATCAGCGGTTATTGACGGTATAACCGGTAGTCTTGATGGCTTAGGCAAAGGTGCTGAAGACGCTGAACAGGTTTCGAGTGACGCTTTTGGTGACATATTCGATAGCGCAATGACCGCCTTTGTCGGCATCAACCAGGGCGTTGAACTTGCCATAAAAGCGTTTGACCTGCTGAAAGGTGCTTACGAGGGCACGGTTGGTAAGGTGCTCGAAATTGCCAATGAGGTTGGAGAATTAAGCCGAGTTTCAGGTGATGCGCCTGAGAATATGAGCGCATTGCGGCTTGAGGCTGAAAAGGCTAAAGTACCGTTTGATGACCTTTACAAGGCGATGGAGAACCTCAACAAGAATGGTGTCGCGCCGACCATTGACAACCTCATGGCTATCGCTCAAGAGTACGTCAACCTGCAAGACCCTATTGCACAAGCGAAACTGCTGACTGAAAACTTTGGCACCGCTGGTGATGATATTGCGCCGATGCTCGAAGCAATTGCCGGTGGTATCACAGCGGTACAAGATGCCGGTTTAATATTCACCCAGGAAGAAATTGATCAGGCAAAGGCTTACGAAACAGCGGTTGCAGAGTTAGGTGTGGCTTGGGAAGGGTTAGCAAGCACAATCGGAATGGCGGTCATTCCAGGTCTGACTGATTTTGTTGGACAGGTTCAAAACTCGCTTGGGTCAATTGGTCTATTAGCCGAATATATGGGCGCGTTGAATGACGCGGCTAATTCTGGAAGAATTACTCCTTCAGAATGGTTCAAGGGTGTCGGAGATATGTTGACACTCGACCTCGCTGGCGCTAATAGCGTTAGTTGGCTCACAGAACAGATCAATGAATTGAACGGTTCTTTTGACAAATCAATCCCGACTTTCGACGAGTTCAGACGGGCGAATGCAGACGCAGCCGATATGGTCGAAGCGTTTGGCGATAACACAAAGAAAGTCACCGGAACAATCGGCTCATCGCTTGAACCTATTAACGCTACAAAAGACGGTATTAACAATCTATCAAAAGCTGCCATAGAAGCCGCCGTAGCACAAGAGAAACTCGACGCGTCGATGTACAAGGCAATTGCTAATCTCGGCGAAAGATACACACCGCTACTCAAAGACATTGCTGAGAATGAAGCAGACATAGTCGAACTACAAACAATTATCGAGCAGGGTGGCGGTATGTTCGACGGGCAATGGATGAGCGCCGAACAGGCTAAACAGAAAATTATCGAACTAACAACTGAAATCGAGAATGCACGTCTCGCAATGGAAGGTTTGGCAGCGCAAGCGGTGGCTGGTATTGCGTGGGGTCAGATCACGGCTGACGCAAAGGTGTCGCTCGAAGAAATCACCCGCTATTATGATTTCCTGGTAGCGTCTGGAATAATGAGTGCCGATGCCGGTAAACAGGCAATTAAAGACTTTATGGAGTATTGGGGTCTGTGGGATCCAGAAGCAAAACCGTTGCCAGTCGAAACCACATTGGATTCAAGCGAGTCTGATAACTATACGCCACCGACAAAAAAACAACTCGTAGAAATGGAACTCGACACTTCCAATGTTGACGGATATGCGCCACCAACGAAGTATGGAACGGTCAAGTATTTGGTCAACGGAGTGAATCCTAACACTGTTGCCGCCGGCGGTATGGTACAAGCCGCAGCAGCCGGGCTTGCCGCGAGTTTGCCCTATTACTGGGTCGGTGAGCGCGGGCCGGAGCCGTTCTTCCCATCGGTGGACGGGCGGATTGTCTCGAACACTCAGGCGATGTCAGCATTACGCGGTGGTGGGGCAAACGCTACTGATATTGCCAACGCGGTCAAGCAGGGCGTGAAAGAAGCGATGCGCGACACTGGCGGTGGTAAGACATTCAATTTAACAATGCCAACTTCCAGCAACCCTGCGGATGTGAGGACGGCGTTTGAACTAATGGAGGCTTGGGCATGACAGCACCCGTATTATCACAAAAGAAGTTCTACATCATCAAGCCCTGGAGCGGTGAAAATCAGATCAAGAATCCGCGCTTTGATATGCCAGACGGGAAAGAAGATTGGACGGCAATAGGCGCGGGAGTAACCATTGAAGAAACAGGGAGCGAGCAGAGGTGGGGCGCGTACTCCATGAAGGTCAATCCGGCGACTGGCGTAAGTTCCGGCGCTTATCACGCCGCTCTTACGGTGGTCGATACACTTGACTATACCTTCTCGTGCTACGTCAAGGGAGTGGCAGGGCAGTCAATGCGGATTCTGATTTCGGACGGGGCGGATGCGGTCAAGGCTACCAAGCAGTTCACCGCAACGGGTTACTGGCAGAGGGTCGAGGTTACGCACACGGCGGCGGAATCAGCTGCAACTTACCGCGCGAAGGTGCTGAGGGACGCGGTTGCGTCGACAGCGGCGTTCTATGTGGACGGCGCGCAGTTTGAGCAAGCGAGCAAAGCGAGTACATTCTTCGACGGATATTCCCCTGGATGCCATTGGACTGGCACCATCCGCAATTCACCATCCGCGCGTTCTGACAATACCGGACTCGGCGGCGAGTTGGTAGACCTTGAGGATTACTGTCACGTTGTGCAAGCGATTGGGCTGGGGCACGGTGACTGGAATCAGATACTCACAAAAATGACAAGCGGCGGTGATATGTACCAGACCCACATCCGCAAGTCGCGCAACTTTTCGCTGATCGTAGACTTCATCGGAAACTCGTTGGGCGAGATTGAAGCCAAGCGTGACGCGGTGTTGCAAATGCTCCGCCCTGACTTGTTGAGCAACCTGCCTGTCACGGAGCAGTTCGGCATCAACATGCCAAGTTCGTACAGAGGGCATGAGCAAAGGATTATCCGTTACCAGGGCGTTGACGTGAACGGAGTCGAAGCAACCAACCCGATTGACATCAGGTGCGTTCCATTGCCGGCGACCTTGACCGATACGCCGGACTTGCCCAGTTACCAACGGGGAATTTTGAACTTCGCCATTCCGAGTGGCTTGTTAAATGGCGCGTACCACGAAGGCTCAATGCTCGACTTCTACGCCGACTTTCCGGCTGAGTTCATTGTCAAGCGCGACCCAGACGGAAACTGGTGCAAGTGGACTGGGAGCGCATATGCCAGCCTAATTACGGGGCTGAATGGGGCAGTCGATTGCATGGTTGAAGGACCGGACGGCAAGATTTACGTCGGTGGCGCGTTTACCGATGCTGGTGGAGTAACAACTGCGGATAAGTTAGCACGTTGGAATCCAGTAACGGCAGCGTGGGAAGCGGTGGTCGCAGGGATAAATAATACAGTTCGTGCACTCGCTTTTGATGCAAACGGAGATTTATACGTTGGCGGAGATTTTATTGACTTAGGCACTGCATATGGTGACAGAATTGTAAAGATCACAGACTTGTCTGGTACACCAACAGTCAATGCATTGGGAACTGGGATAGACGGTGGACTGGTTTATTGTTTAGCAATTGATTCTAACGGCGATATTTATGCCGGAGGTGGTTTTACTTCTGCAGGGGCAGTCGCCGATACCAGCAAATTGGCGATGTGGAATGGTACCGCATGGAATTCAGTAACAACTGAACTTAACAATGATGTATATGCGTTAGCGTTTTCACCAAATAGGGATTTAATAATCGGTGGAGCGTTTACAAACGCAACTCATCCTCGCATTTGTAAATATCCTGCAAACCACGCATTGGGCATATTGCCAGTTGGAACGGCTGGAGATATTGGAAACTCCGTATGGGCTTTGGCTATTGGCGCAATGGGTTATTTATATGTTGGAGGGAACTTTACTAACGCCGGAGGCATTGCTAACGCGGATTACATTGCGAAGTGGACAGGCTCAAAATGGGAATCGTTGGGGGCTGGCACAAACGGAATTGTTTATGGCATAACAGTCAATTCTGGCAAAGTTTATGCTTCGGGCGCATTTACTGCTGCAGGTGGCTTGACGCTTCCAGACCGCGTTGCGGTTTGGTCTAACGGCGCTTGGCAACCACTTGACATTGACCTACCGGGAACGGCATCTGTCTATTCAATCCTACCCGCCTCAGACGGTTCGCTCTACGTCGGTGGTGGTTTTACAACCGCAGGTACAGCCGGAACGCCGAAAGCAACTTGCGGGATTGTTTCAACCAGTATTGCCAGTGTTGGGGCGGCATCGGCAAGCGCAAATACCTATCCATATATTCAAATATCAGGGCCGGGAACGCTCATATCTATCACGAACTGGACAACAGGCAAGTCGCTTATGTTCGATGGATTGACGCTTCAGACCGGTGAGACGATCTCGCTCAATCTTGATCCGCTCAACTTGCAATTCAAGAGTTCGTGGGCTGGCAGAGGAAACGTAATGCGCTATGTCATTCCGGGAAGTGATTATGGCGACTTTCATATGAGACCGGGCGCAAACTACTTATCGCTTTATATGACCGGCAACACGACTGCGAGTTTCGCTTTGATTGTCTGGCAACCACTATTCTGGGGGCTTGATGGAGCGTTGTTATGAGATACGAATTAGTCTGGTACACACACGAGGGAGTCAGAAAAGGCGTTATTCAGGCGTTCAATGGCTTGGAGTACGTCAAAGTACAGAACCAGATCGGCTCGCTTGTGGTTGACCTACCGAGAGGCTTGTACCAGTACGACGAGTTTTCCGTCGGTGATATTTTCGAGGTGTGGCGTGAGAAGAATGGCACGCTGGAACTCCAGAACGAAACCGCCTATTTCTTGCAAGATTGGGAGTTCTGGGCGGATAGCGAAGGTGGGGAGTATATCAGGCTCATAGCGAGTGACGCTAACTGGTTGTTAGACACGGCTATCGTAGCGGCCTTTTCAGGCTCGGAAGATGCAGAAATGACCGGCATCCCCGACGACCTGATGAAAGCGATTGT